CGGGAGATAAGGTCAGCGTGCTCGCGCTGTTGATCAGCTCCGAGCTGCTGGGGTCGAGCGTCAAATCACCCGTACCGCTGTTGCGAACATTGACGAACCAATCGCTTCCCAAGACCGGAGCGCCATCAAACGACAGCGTGCCAGCACCACCCGTCCACACCAAAACCTTGGCGCGATCACTCGTACCGGTGGTGTAGTTGGTGCTGAAGCTTGTAACCGGCATCGACTGGTTGAGGGTCGTTGCAATCGCCTTGATACCAAGGCCAGCCAAAGAAGCGGCATCGGTTGCAGAAGCCGAAGCCCCGTACTGGAACGAACGCCACGTACCCGAAACCGTACTGTTATTCGTCAGGTAAATTTGAAACGTCGTGCCCGACTGCGGTGCGCAGATGACGGTGCCGGTAGCGGTCTTAACCGTGAACGTATTCGCGCCGACGTTGTTAAAGAGAACCGTTTCACCCGTACCGGCTTCGGTCGCATCCGGCATCGTGATGACAAGGCTAGTCGTCGTCGCGTTAACGTCCATGATCTTCGCAACGACATCAGTGCTCGGAGCAGCTTCAAGCGGCCAGTCCAGAACCTGACTAATCGTCAGCGATACGTAGCGGTACGAGACATCGCTCGGGTAGATGTTCGTTCCACCGAAGGTATTTGTATAAGTAGTCACTTATGCCTCCCGGCGATTCGTGGACCGATCAACGATCTTCTGGAGGTCTTCGCCATTGAGCGCAGCCAGCGACCGGTCGTAGTAGGTCTGCCACAACTGAACGCGCTGATCGTCCTTCACAAACGGCGTGGCTTCCACCAGCGACCCGTACAGCAACAGGTTCGGCGCAAACTCGGTCAGCCAGTTGGTCTGGTTCGTGTCGTCCAACAGCGGCGGCAGTTCGTAGTACAGGATCTCCATCGGGTAATCCGCAGCCGGGGTCGGCACGAAGATCCAGTGCTTGTAGTCGTAATCGGCGTAAAACAGCGGCTGACCGGTTTGCGTCTCGTTCGGCCAGTAGCTACGGACGTATTCGTAAGAACGCGGGAAGACCGGCGTGTGGACGTTGTTATTCGTCCCGGTGCCGAAGTTGATGCTGATGGTGTCGCGCCAGCGATCCGGCTTGGCGTAGACCGCTACCCCAGATTGCATGGTGGTATTGACCACCGTCTGGAAGCCCTGAATCTTCAGTTCACGCGCAATCCGCCGCTCGGCTAGGGTGATTAGCCGGGGGATCTGCTCATAAACAATAGGGTCCGTCGCACCACCTCTTTCAAGGTAGTTCCGGATGTCCACTTGCAAACTGGTAAATGTCATCGACGCAGGCATACACCTCTCCTTAGTCCCGCGTCTTACCAGTCGGGCAAGACTATTTGGGCACGATTATACCCTAATTAAGACAAATATAGCCTCTGCTCGTCCAGACGGCGCTTGACAAGACCGGGAAGTACCCGACCCCCTGCCTTGGTCCATTTCATAAACTCTTCCGCCGCCTCTTCAAACTCACCCCGATTGGTTTTCATCCGAAGGGAAGAGCGTTGGAGATTGCCAAGGCCCACGTTGAAGGCAAAAGATACGAGAGCATCAAAGACTCCCTGACGGCCAACAGCAGCAGGGCAAAGTCGAACCACACCACGCTCAAACCGGCCAAGGTCTTGAGAAAGTATCCGGTCCACCTCGTCCATCGTGAGAACCCGGTCCCAGCCCTCGGGTATCGGTAGATTCCGGCGCTCCTCATACTTCACCGTTGCATGGGTGGGATCAATCACATGGCCAACACCGACAGTCCACAACAGCGCCGGACAGCGGTAGGGCTTAGTCCGGACACCCTCATGGTGCTTAATCATGTCGATGGCAGCTTTAGAGACTTTCACTTCTTGCCGAATGCTTGGGTACCAAACCAGAAGGCGATAATGGAAGACAGGATCAACATCTCGTCATCCGAGAACACTTCGGCCATCGCAGCCGCAAACGGCACGCCCGTGTTGTAGGCATACCACACACCAGCGATGTTGATGGCGACCAGCTCCAGCACGAAGATGTAAGTGACGACCGGGCGAACCGATGCCCGTAGATTGATCATCCACTGCGATGCGCCTTTGCCAATCTCCATGTCGTGCTGATACAGGGCTACACGCTCTTCGGCTGCGGACTGCACCTGAACTTGCTCCAGCTTGATCTCTTCGACCCGAGCTTGAGCAATGAAGCCTCGTTCAGCCAGCGCCAACTCGCGCTCCTTTTGGGCTGCGACTAGAGCCAGCTCGTGCTTCTTGTCCTGACGATCTTGGAAGATCTCAAGAATCTTGGGCAGTCCGCCAGCAAGGAACGACAGGAACGTGCTAATCATCGTCATCATTTGCTGCGCTCCTCTAGCAACTTAACTCGCAATTGCAGGTCGTAAATCTTATCTAGCAGCTCTTCTTTCTGCTTCTGCCGGTTAGCAGCACTGATCGGGCTGTCAGTCGGCACGCCCTCTGGCGTAATCAAGGCAGGCATCTTTCCTTCAATAGAAATCAGACGATTGTTGAACGATGCGATCTCCGTTAGTAACCAGCCGACAGCGGCCAGCAGAACCGGGAACAGCATATCCACAATCTTCTGCATGTTCATTTGTCTACCTTCTCATCCAACTTGTCAAAGATCTTGCCGAGCATATTTTTAATGTCGTCAATGTCTCGCTGGTAGGTCGTCTGAGTAACGTAGTTAAGCGGCATATTGCGAACGTCCTTATCCAAACGCTCAATGCTGCGGGTGATCTGGTTAAGGGACCATCCACCAAAGAACGCGGCTACACCGACAACGATGTTAAACAAGACCTGCATTTCCATCGTCAGGCCTCCGAAACCGGGACCTCAACCCACGACAACGTGGCTTCATCCCACGAGTACATCTTCGGCGGTTCGCCCGTGCCCGCATCTTCTGGCATCGGAACCGGAGCTTGCCATTGGGCATTCTCATCCAGCACCCACGACGGGTATGGCTGCGGAGCCACGAACGCATCAATGTCAGCGCGATAGGTGTAACCGATGCCAGCGTAGTTCTTGCGGATGTTTCCGTGATACGAAGTCTGTACCCAGTTTCCACCCAGCAAACGCTGGCAGAACGCGACACCGATGCTCTCGACTTCGTTGCCGTTAGCGTCAGCAGTATCCTTGTTAGCTACGACGATGACTCGCAGCACAACATTGTTGTCATCAATTTCAGCAAAGTGAGCCATGTTTAATCCCTCAAATGTAAACCGGTTAGAGACTTCTCATCCCCAACGTAACCAACAGGAAACGTGTTAAACGACAAGCTGATCCGAGTGTCTTCGCCCTGCACGGTCTGAACCATGTGCGTCAGGCTAGACGGGAACAGGATCAACTCTTTTGCAACTGCTTCAAACCACCAAGACTCGGAGTTGTACAAGTTCCAGTTCTCGGTCGGCAGGCTGATCTGCTTGTAGCCGTCCTTGTAGAAATAGATCTTGTCCGATTCCTTGTTGGCCTTGATGTACAGCACACCAGAGACAAAAGAGTTCGGATGAGCGTGTTTGTGATGCCACTGTTCGGGCTTGGTGTAGTTCAACCAAGACTGCGTGATCCGAAGGTTTACGTCCTTGCTCGGGGCATGGATCTCCTTCAGGTACGTCGCAACAGAAGCCTCACAAAAATCGCTCAAGCCCTTCAACTCAATGTTGTTGAAGACGTAACTATCGTCGCTCGTCGTGTTGCCTTCGTTGTTGTGCTGGCTTTGTTTCAGCACAAACTCCAACTCCCGCTCCGTGAACTCACGGTCGAGGTTGAACCGGGCAACCGGTGTGGGAAATATCCCGTGCAGAATCATGCAGCCGCCTGTTCAATTTGTTTGGCGTACTCGTCAAAAGCCTTCTGCTGCTCTGGCAACAGGATCGTGGGAACCGCATCTTCCAATTCCTTGATCTTTTCAATCGTGAACATGATCTCTTCCCACGAGGGTTTTGGACGGGGATCTTCCCATCGCGTGATCTCACGATTGCTGATTTCCCACTTCGCACCCGGACGAAGCAAGTGCATCGCCGTGTCAATACCCATGATTTGATACGCTTTCATTAGAAATTCACCTTGAGAATTACGATACCTGAACCGCCAGAACCGCCGTTACCACCAGCGCCGCTTCCGGTAACGTGACCGCCACCGCCACCGCCGCCACCAGTGTTGCTTGTTCCGGCGGCACCGGTTGTATTTGAGTTTGTTCCACTACCACCGCCGCCAGTTCCGCCGGTGCCAGCCGAATAGCCAGCAAATGCGCCACCGCCACCACCGCCAGCGTATGCAACAGATGAGCCACTAATGGCCGAAGCAGTGCCACTACCGCCGTTGCCACCGGTAGATACAGCGTCAGCACCCGTAGCAGAAGCACCACCACCACCGCCGCCTAACGCAAAGCTAGAGAAGTTTGAAGTATTTGCGCCGCCATTATTTCCTTGAGAGGGAGAAGTACTTGGAGTATTTCCAGCGCCACCCGCTCTAACCACCGGTGGCTGATACCCACCACCACCACCAGAGCCTCCATCTCCGCCAACGGGAGAAGAATTGTAATCTCCTCCTCTACCACCACCAGCGGAAGTAATGGTACTAAATACGGAATTATTGCCAGCGGTTGAGTTACTGCTTATCGCTAGACCAGACCCAACTCCACCGCTTCCACCAGCACCAACAGTAATCGTATAAGACTGACCTGCTGTAATAGCTAGACCAGCACCAGTTCTAAATCCACCGGCACCGGCACCGCCACCACTTAAAAATCCACCCCCACCACCACCGGCTACAACCAGATAATCCACGCTCACCGCGCCAGCCGGAGCCGTCCACGATTGCGTCGAAGTGAAGGTGTAAAGCAGGTAGTTCCCAAAGTTCAACTTCAGGATGACTACACCGGAGCCGCCTGCACCGCCGCCTTGGTTAAGGTTGGGAGAAGCTGAACCACCACCACCACCACCGCCACCAGTATTGGCGGTTCCTGCTACACCAGCAGAGCCGGGGTTTCCGTTTCCACCATTACCACCACCGCCAGAGCCGCCGGTTCCAATAGTGGTAGCTGAACCAAAAATGCCACCACCGCCACCGCCTGCATACGTTACAGACGATCCTGAGATAGATGAGGCTGTACCAGCACCACCGTTTCCACCGGCTGATCCACTTCCATTTGCGCCAACGGCAGAAGCACCACCACCCCCACCGCCGCCATCTACGCCGGTTCCAGCAGGCCCAGCTCCATTTCCACCATTACTTCCTTGAGATGGGAAGACAGAAGGAGTATTACCTGCACCACCAGTACCGGTATAAATTGCGCCACCGCCAGA